TGGAAACAAAAGAAATAACAAAACAAGAAGAAAAAAATCCAAAAGTAACTTATGATGTAGCAGGGCAAGAAGTTACCCTATCATTTAGAATAATTAAGGATTATTTAACCAAAGGAAATGGAGCGGTTTCTGACCAAGATTTAATGCAGTTTATGAGTGTGTGCAAATTCAACCAGTTAAATCCATTCCTAAACGAAGCCTACCTTATAAAATTTGGAGATAAACCAGCCCAAATGGTGGTATCTAAAGAGGCTCTAATGAAAAGAGCAGAAGCAAACAAGGAATACGAAGGTATCAGAGCTGGGCTTATTCTTTTGAGAGAAGGGAAAATTACAGAAGTAGAGGGTGCGTTTTATTTGAAAGATGATGAGATTTTAGGAGCATGGGCAGAAGTTTATAGAAAAGATAGAAAATTCCCTATCGTGGCAAAAATTCCTTTATCAGAATATGACAAAAACCAATCTACATGGAATGAGAAAAAAGCCACAATGATAACCAAAGTAGCCAAGGTTCAAGCATTGAGAGATGCATTCCCAGCACAATTAGGGGCAATGTATACTTCGGAAGAACAAGGAGTGATAGATATTGAAGCAGAAGTAGTGTCAAGAAAAGTGGTAGATACCGAAGTTGTCCAGCAAGAAGAACCAACAGAACAAGAGAAAGCGCCAGCAGAAATAGATTTTGATAATGTTTAGACTATGAAAACAAGATATTTTTCATTTGGACAAACCCACACACATTCTTTCAATGGACACACTCTTGATAAAGATTGTATTGTAAAAATAACAGCAGAAAACCCAAGAGAAATTATGGTTGAGCATTTTCAAGATAAGTGGGGGTTTGAATATACAGATTTCACAGAGGAAAGTTTAAGGTATTTCCCAAGAGGGGTTTATAACCTAACGGAGAACAAATGGGAGTGGCAAAAATAATAAGTTCAAGCAGTGAGGGAAATGCCGTGGTCTACAACAAAAACATAATGGTGGATTGCGGTGTTTCTTTCAAGGCTTTACAAAGAGTAAAGGATGATTTGCAGCTGGTTTTGCTTACGCACAAACATAGTGACCATATCAACTTGAAAACACTTCAAAAATTACAAGACCAGCGCCCAAGTATTAGAATAGCTTGTTGCGAGTGGATGATAGAGGAACTGCCAAACATTAGAAACATTGATATTTTAAAAATTGGCAAAATCTATAATTACGGAAAATTCAAAATTTCGCCTGTAAAACTCTATCACGATGTGCCAAACTGCGGATATAGAATTTTTATAGAAAATTATAAAATATTCCACGCTACGGATACAGCACATTTAGAGGGAATTTCAGCCAAAGGATATGACCTATATGCAGTAGAGCATAACTATGATGAAGACAAGGCACTGAATGCTATAAAGGAAGCACAAGAAGAGGGTAAGTATTGCCACGCTATTGGAAGCATAGAAACTCACTTAAGTTGGCAACAAGCACGGGAATTTATAAAAAATAACAAAAAAGCAACGAGCGAGATTTTAGAGTTGCACAAGAGCAGAAGTTTTTATTGAAATGAAAGAAGAATTAGAAAAGATACAGGAGTTTTTAGAAATAGATGTTTCGGAAAATCCAGAGGAACTGATAGAGCGGATAAAAACCCTCAATGTCTATATGGCACGAAGCGGTAGAATGTTAGCGGATGCAAAACAGAGATTAAGAGAAAAAAAAGCATCCGAGATTTCTAAAACTATTTTGGAAATAGCCAAGCAGAATTTTTTAAGCGGCAAAGCGCAAAATGCACTGGTGGATAGTATAGCCCAAGAGGAGAATTTCTTGGTAGACTGGGCAGAGCGAATAAACAAATCCTGCACTCATCAGGTGGATGCTTTGAGGAGTTTATTAAGCTATGAAAAAGAGCAATTAAGATTAACACAATAAATAACATAACATGGCACAATCATTTTTTGGGAGCATAGACTATGACAAATTAGTAGAAGCTTTAAAAACAGGACAGGTAAAAACTTTTAAAACTGATAATGGCAAAAGACTGGTAAATGTGAATGTTTGGATAAACGATACGGAAGACCAATACGGCAATATAGCATCAATATCACTTCCGCTGAAAGATGAATTTAAAGAAGAGAAAAAGAAAGTAGTCTATGTAGGGAATATGAAAAAATCTACTGCAAGTGTAACAGAAGCAACACCAGAAGATTTTAATGATGCAGGAAATGAAGATTTACCATTTTAATTTGAAAATATGAAGATAGAATTTGAAGATTTAAAAAGCCTTGTTGTTGGTTGGGCTGAAAGAAAAGGTATACTTGAACACGGAACACCGATAAAACAACTTCTAAAAACACTGGAAGAGATTACAGAACTCCACACAGCAATAGAAGACGATAATTTAGAGGAGATAATAGATGCTATTGGCGATGTAGTAGTGACTTTGGTTATCTACGCTAAAATGAAGAGCATCACGCTTTTTCCTAATGGTAGCGAAGAGCTTTCAGATTCCAAAGGAACAGCACAAGACCCTTACTTCTTGCTGGATAACTGCAATAAACTTATGCAATTAGAAAAGTTTACGAACGACACAATAGAAAAGTATTACACTGTTCAGATGATGTTGTTCTTGCTGAACCAAATCGCCAACAGATTTAACCTTAAAATTTGGGAGTGTTTGCACTCTGCTTACAAGGTTATAAGTTGCAGAAAAGGAAAAATGATTGATGGGCAATTTGTTAAAGACTAATGAAAGCAGGACAATACGCTACACTAAACAAAGATGTAGGCTTTAAAAAGGTAGTTTACAGCAAGAAAGGAACGAAAGTTAAAATCATCAGCATAAGCGGAAATGCTGTGATTTACGAAACAGAAAACGGAAAACGCTTTCCGTGTAACATTAAAGATTTAGAATGAAAAATAAAGTAAAACAATGAAAATTATAGCATTTGAAAACAAAAGTCATCATTTTTCAGAAGAGTGTACCCCTTGGGGTAGTAAATTGGAAAACCATATTAAACATATTTTAAAAGAAGACCCTGAATTACTTAAATTAATGAATGAATTCGACGCTCTTTATAAAAAATTCAGCACTTCATTAGATGAACTAAAAGAAACACTGGGAAAATTAAAAGCAGATATTGACAATAAGTAAAAAACAGAGGAAAAGTAGAAACAATTAGACAGAGTAGAAGTTCTTTAAAACATTAAAACCAATAAAAAATGGAACGAGATAGCTTCGTGTTTTATAGTTCATTCCTAAAAGCCATTAGAGCGATAAAAAAGAGGGACATTCAAGCCGAGTTAGCACTTGCCATAATAGAGTATGGAATAACAGGTGAAACTGCTGAATGTGGCGAAATGGTGAGTATGGCAATGGAACTGATAAAACCACAATTGGAAGCCAATAACCAAAAATATATTAATGGTTTAAAAGGAGGTGCTCCAAAGGGAAATCAAAACGCAAAGAAAGAAAAAGAACAACCAAAAAACAACCAAGAAACAACCGAAAAACAACCAAAAAACAACCAAAAACAACCCAATGAAAATGTAAATGATAATGTAAATGAAGAAGAAAAAAAATATATAAAAAAAGAAAAATCTTTCAAGGAATTTACCGAGCAGGATTTCAAAGAGGAATTGAAATTACATTCCGAGAAATACAGCAAGGAAATGCTTAAAGACTTTTTTATCTACTGGACAGAGCCGAACGAAAAGGGAAAGATGAAGTTTCAGTTGCAGAAAACTTGGAGTACAGCAGGGAGGTTAAGCACTTGGTCAAGAAACGATTTCAACGGCAATAGTGGGAGTAAGCAGAAAGAAACCAAGCAGTCAGGAGGGCATATAGCACGAGATGGAACGAGAATAACGATGTTTTAAAACCGCAGGATTATGACAGAAATGATAATGTCGCTGGCGACAAACCTCATCTACGAGATTGAGATAAACAAAAGCGCAGAAAACTATTCAGCGTGTCCTGAATGTTCAAGAAACAGGCGAAAAAAGAACATCAAGTGTTTTTCCTACAACGCAGAAAAAGAGGTTGGATACTGCAATCACTGTGAGGCGAGATTTGTCAAGCATGTGCCTTTTGAGAAGAAAGTCTACACCAAGCCAGAGGTAAAGTGGGAAAACTACACCAAACTCTCTGAAAAGCTGGTAAAGTGGTTTGAAAAACGAGGAATATCGCAAAAAACACTACTGCGAATGAAGATTGGCGAAAAGGAGGAATGGATGCCACAAATTGAAAAAAACGCCAACTGCATCGTGTTCCCCTACTTCCGAAACGGCGAACTGGTCAATGTGAAGTATCGGGACGGGCAGAAGAATTTCAAACTGCATTCAGGCGCAGAGCTGATTTGGTTCAATTACGATGCGCTGAAAGTCTACAAGGAAATCATCATCGTAGAGGGCGAAATGGATGCACTTTCACTAATCCAAGCAGGATTTGAAAATGTTATCAGTGTGCCGAATGGAGCATCTACTGGGCGAATGGAATACTTTGACAACAGCCTTGAAGACCTCAACCAAGTGGAAACTTTCATTTTGGCAACCGACAACGACATGAAAGGTTTGGAACTCAAAAACGACCTTACGCGCAGACTTGGAATAGAAAAATGCAAAAGTGTATCATTTAAGCAGTTTAAAGATGCAAATGAGTTGTTAGTCGCAGAGGGAGTAGAAAGTGTCCGTAAGGCTGTGGAAAGCGCCAAATTTTTGAAGTTAAGCAATGTGTATGCAGTGGAAGACTTCCAAAGTGACTTGGATGCTTACTTTGAAAACGGACTGCCACAAGGGTTAAGAATTGGCGTAGAGGGGCTTGATGAGAGGATAAGGTGGCAGACAGGGAGGTTTGGTGTAGTGACTGGAACACCTGGGAGCGGAAAGTCTGAATTTATGGATTTTATCTACTCAAAATTAAATGCGCTGTATCATTGGGGAATTGGTTACTACACGCCTGAAAGTATGCCTCTACCATCGCACTTTGCAAGAGTTTTTTCAAAATTCATCGGCAAGGAATACAAAAAGGGAGTGATTTCTGAAACGGAAAAGGAAATAGGCGAAGAATACCTCAACAAAAATGTGTTCTGGGTAGCGCCTCACGAGGATATGACCATAGATGATATTTTGGCAAGGTTTGAATATTTAGCCAAAGCCAAAGGATGTAAGGCTTTCCTGATAGATCCTTTCAACAGGATAGAACAGGGAGCAAACCACAGCGACAATGAAAGGCTGTATATCAAGAAAGCACTTGGGAAGATGATTGCTTTTACCAAGAAGACCGACAGCCTCTTGTTCTTGGTGGCACACCCTACGAAACTGCCAAAGGGAAACGATGGAAAGTTTAAGATGCCAACACCTTACGATATTTCAGGCTCTGCCGACTTTTGGAATATGCCTGACTATTGTATGTCCATCCGAAGAAATCAGGATGATGACGGCAAATTCCTCTCGCACGGAACAGTGCTGGTAAGCAAGACCAAGATAAACAAAACGCTGGGAGATACAGGACAATGGGATTTTTGGTATAACATCAATAACGGCAGGTATCTCACGGACTTTAACGATGGTGCAGAGAGGATTTGGGATAATTCCAACTGGATAACCAAAGAAGAACCAAAAGAATACACGATGCCAAAAATGGAAGCCACACCTGAAATCTTCCAAGAAGATGATGACGGCTTTCCATTCTAAAAAACAAAGATTATGACACTGGAAGAACTCAAAAAAGACCCAATGAAAGTAATTGAAAGAGTCGCTAAAAGCAAAGATATCAACGCCCTTATAAAAGCCTATGAGGAGCAGAGAAAAGAACAAAGAAAAAGATATAAAAACAAACAAAATCAAGATGAATACGGATATAGTGAAACCTAATATAGGGGAATTAACAAAGGCTAAAAAAACACTTGAAAAAGCCAAAGAACTAAACCGAAAGGTAAAGTTTATGCCGATGGGATATTCGCCGTCTTGGGAGCGAGAGAAAAAGATAATTGTCGCTAAAAAGGAGCAGATAGACAAATCAGAATATAAACCGAAAGATTACAGCTTCCACACGCCAAAAGGGAATAAAATCCATGTTCCAGAGGGATACCTCAAAGTGAAGGATTTAAGAGAGAAATTCTTGGAGGAAACAGGATCTTATGTCACGAGGCTGGATAAGGAATACCGGAGCCGAGTAAAGGAGCTTGTCTTGGGTTCTGTAAAGGCTTACGAATGGAACGAGGAGATTTTCAAGGAAGTAACGAGTAACTATAAAAAAAGAAAGAAATACAAGAAATGATAGTAATAGTTTTAATCCTAATCTTATCAATCGCCGTTGTGATTGTGGCATGGTACAGAGATGTTAAGATGCTGGAAGACCAATTAGAGAAATTAATCGAAAAATTAGAGCAATATGAAAGTAATAAAACTAATAGCACTGGTGCTGTTCCTATGCAACTGCAAAGCGAAAGACCCTTACAAACAATTCAAGAAAGAACAGAAAACAAAACAATCAAGTAAAGAACAAGTAAATAAACAATTAGCATGAATACAGCAGGAATACACCTTACAGAATATCATAAAAAGCTCTTGAAAAAAGAAGCCAAATACGAAAAGAAAGTAAGAACAAGAAGAATTGAAAGCCTTACCATTGAGGAGCATGTAAAATTAAAATCCATCATGTCGCAGTTCTACTGCACGGTAGCCTTGCAGATTGAGTTGGTAGATGCGCTGGAAGAAATGAAGATGCTAAATGGATATCCTTTTGTTGAGGACTTAAGAAAGGCGGTTATATTCATGAATAACAGCATGTATGAAAGTGCTGTGAAAAACGAAGAAGATGATTTAGTAAGGCAGGTATGGGAGAAGAAAATGGAAAACATCGTGAAAATTATGCCTCAACTCAACGCCAAGCAGTTTGATATGCTGGAAGAGTTTATCAGGAATTTGAAATTTAAGAAATAATGTAATAAAATGGATAACCTCAATATTATAACAAAACTTTCGGACTGTACGGAAATATTAACAGGGAAAAACATAGACAAAAGTAAAACTAATGAGCAAGGAAACGGAACACCCTACATCACAGGGGCTTCGGATATTGTTAAAGGGCAGATTCAGTGCAGGCGCTTTGTGGTTGAAGAACAAATCAAAAATCCTACTATCGCAATAAAAGGCGATATTATCATCAGCACTGTGGGGACGCTTGGGAAAATCGGCATGATGACTATCGATAGGGCTGTTTTAAGCGGACACTGTGCGATTATCCGCCCGAAAAAAGGCGTAAGCCTTCCGTATCTGACAGCAGTTGTTTCTCGTTTGGTGCTGGATATTTGTCCAGATGATGAGTTTTTATCAGGGTTTTCCAAAAAATTAGATATAGAACAACTCAAGGATTTGAAATTAAGCCTCCCGAAACTCATTATTCAAGACTATATCGTTACGATGATGGCTCAAATCTTATCCTTGACAATGGCTCTGGAGGCAAGCAAAGACACCATGGAAGACCACGCCCAGCTTATCGATTTGCTGGCTGAAGAATACAATCGGCTTCGTGTGAATTATAAAAGTAAAATCAAGCTTTTAGAAGATTTAGACAACCACCTAAACCATATCGAAGACAAAGAATTAAAAGATATTCTTAACCATTTTAACGACATTAAAAATAGATTAAAAAATATTTAAAAATGAAAATAAAAAAAGAGATTATCGACCTATTAGCAAGGTGCGAAGCGGAAGGACAAACGCTTAGAATCACAGAACAACTTGACCGAAAAACATACGCACAACTAAACAAGGTATTGACTGCCATCGGTGGCAAATGGAATGCCAAACAGAGGGTTCATTTGTTCCAAGAAGATGTTTCGGAAATGATAGAAAACATCATCAATACGGGTGAGTATTCCTGTATTAAAAAGGATTTTCAGTTCTTCCCGACTCCAATAGAGCTGGCGAGAAAAATGATAAAACTTGCCGAAATCACGACTGATGATGTATGTCTTGAACCGAGTGCAGGGGTGGGAAATATCGCACAATTTCTGCCGAATTGTGATGTAATAGAGCTTCACGAAGACAATAGAAAAACACTAACAGAAAAAGGATTTTCGCTTGTTCACGATGACTTTTTGACTTTCGTTCCTGAAAAAAAATACACTGCTATTGTGATGAATCCACCATTTAGTAAAGGGCAGGATATCGCCCACACAACTAAAGCAATAGAGATGGCGGAACGAGTGGTGGTGGCTGTTACCTCTACTTCGGTAATGTTTAGAAACGACAATAAAACTGTTGCTTTTAGAGGGTTAGTCGCAAGCCATGGAGGGACGATTGAAGAGCTTCCTGCGGACAGCTTTAAAGAAAGCGGAACCTCTGTTGGTACATGTTTAATCGTAGTAAACAAACAAAAAAATGGATAAAATAAAATTATTTACAACAGGATTTTCACAGGTTTTTCTTGTGGTGTTGAACACTTACTTTATCACGAGGGAGTTCCTGCTTGGAATCCTTGCATGTGGTTTTCTTATCAGTTTTGTGTGGTCGCACAATGTGAAGAAAGTAGCTTTTGGGAGCGAGTGGGACAGAATTATTTATTCCCTTGGTGCAATGACTGGGAGTATACTGGCATTTTACTTCGGGAAATTGATTTATTAAAACAACTTTAAAATTTAAAAAAAATGGAAACAATTTTTAAAGTAGGAGATAGAGTTTTTGACTATCTCAAAGGCTGGGGGGAGATTGTGCACCTATACAGCGATAATTGGGAAGAAGTAGATGACAATTACACTGTTTGCGTTGTAAGGTTTGAATCAAGCGAAGAACTTGAACACTTTACAAAGTATTTAGCGACAAAAACACTTTCTTTCACGGAATACACACTACAAGGCTTCAGCCAAGAAAGACCTATAAACTATGAAGAGTATGTAGGAAAGTGGGGTAAATTTAATGACCATGATGAGGAAGACTCTAATATATGTAAATTAAAGGATGTGAAATACAAAGGTCAGTTTATAGATTATTTAGGTAATATATGGGATGATTTCGAACCTTTGACTGATGAACAGGTTGAAATATTGTCTAAAATAACAAGAAACGCAGACCTTTTAACAAATGAGGAACATCTTCCTTACCAATCAGAAGTTTTAAAAGATTATGCTCAAGTGTTTATAGACCATTTCGGAAAGAGGTTTAATTCCGATGGACATTTCTTTGAAGTGGAAATCATATATTCAGAACAAGTAACATTTATGAAATTTAAAGTTATTCCACAGCCTTCTGAATTTAAAAATTCCATTCAATGGAGTGAAAAAGAAAATGAAGAAGTTATTCATCTTATTTCCGAATTAGGATATGAAGACTTAGACGCTGAGAGTTTATTACAGAAAGGTATTCGAGGGATGGAATCAGAATATTTTTATGTAGCAAGGTTTAATCAATACAAATATTGGCAGCCTATAATGGCATATTTGGATATGTCGAATTTTATACATGAATTTTTTAAAATAACAAGAAGAGATTAAAAGTAAATTATGAACGATTCAGCATTTGAAGAAAGAGTAAATCACCCAAGCCATTACAACGCTGGGAGGATTGAAGTAATAGACTTTATTGAAGACCAAAATTTGAACTTTAATTTAGGCAACGCTGTGAAATACATCAGCCGAGCAGGAAAGAAAGACCCAGCAAAGTTTAGGGAAGACTTGGAAAAGGCTATTTGGTATCTCAAAAGGGAATTAAAAAAGAATAGCGAGGTATAAACTTCGCTATTTAATTCAAATTAGACCTTGTTTCATTGTCTATGTTGCTGTCTTCCCATTTTAGATAATCAGCATACCATTTCCACGCTTCATCCAAGAACTCTGTTTCGGATATTATGGGAGACATAGCGCCACCTGTGGCTTCTACATTGTTCTGAATTAAAACCAATTCAAACACCTCGCTTCCGTAATGGTAAGTTTTACGAGGTTTCTTCAAGTTGCTCTTGTTTAGCGTTACCGTGGCTGTGTCCTCTGGAATAATCAACACCAAAGACAAATAGTGCGGGGAGTAGATGTAATGAAACGCCCTATCTTGTGGTTCTTCTGCCAAAAGAAACTTCGGCATTTTTATTTCTGCTATTTTCATAGTTTATTTTTTTCTGATTCCTAACCATTCGCCTGTTTTGTCATCGTAGAAGTGTGCGTATCCTTCTGGTGCAGGCAGAAGTTCTTGAACAGGGCAATTTAATATTTTTGCTATTTCTTCTAATGTGGAAAGTTTTGGGGACACAGACAATCTTTGATATAGGGCATTGTATATTATACCCATTTTAGTGGCTATATCATCTAATGTATAGCCTTTACTTTTTGCTATTTCTTTTATTCTGTTTTTCATTTTACAAATATATAAATTTTTCTAAATAAATATTATTATATATTTAGAATATATTGTGTAAATTT